GGCGGAAGATAGAAGAGTAATTCATGATTACGATCTTCATGAACTATCATTAGTAGATTCTCCAGCAAACCCACTTGCAAACATTTTTTCAATTCAAAAAATGGCTGAAAATATAATTACAGAAAATGTTTTTTGGTGCAAGAATGATGAAGTTGCATCAACATCAACTACTACAACAAAAGATTGCGTTGTTTGTGGAGATAATATGATGAACATCGGTTGGGTTGAACAATCAGATGTAGAAAAGTTTGAAGCAGTTGAAAAGGTTGTAGATTCTTATTTTAAAAAAGATGATGCTCCAACATCAACACACGAAGCAACGGAGACAGCAGCTCCAGGTTTGGCGGGAAATGTAATTGATAGCTCAGGCACAATCAATCTTTATCCTGATCAAAACAACAAAAAGAAGATTCCATTTAATGATGGAATTAAAAAGAGTGATAATGAAATTTCACTCAACGAAGGAGGTAATAAAATGGCAGAAGATACAGATACAACAATTGAAAAGTCAATTGATGTAGAGGCTCCAGCCGAAGAAGTTTCAAGCGTTGAAGAAACATCAGAATCTACCCTAGAAAAGGCAGTAGAAATTTCTGAAGTTGAAGATACACTTGATTTTACAAAGATGGTTACTGACCTCAAAACCTTCTTTGGTGAGTCGTTAGAAAAGAACTATGCTTTGCAATCAGCAACAATCGGAGATCTTCAAAAAGTTATTAATGCAACAAATGCAGAACTTGAGAAGATGACTGCTTCACATGAGGAATTGAAGAAGTCTTACGAAGATCTTGTTGAAGAAAATAAGGCAATTAAGAAGACGGTAGAGGATCTAGGTGGCAAAATTGAATATGTTGACCACGCCCTAAAGGGTTTTGAATCCGCAACCGCAGTCCAGAAGTCCATTGGTTTTTCGGAGCCAATGGGTCAAACAAAACCAAAACAAAGTATATGGCAAGGCTCCTTCCTCGGTGTCAATAACCTATAATAAATAAAAAGAAATAAGGTGGTGAAATAAAAAATGAGTAATGAACTTCTACAAAAAGTAATTGATACAACTTCAGGTAGTCTAGGTTCTTCAGCAGTAAATGCATCAGGTGATTCAGCAAACCTTTCAGGTAATGGTCTCCTATATCCAGATCAAGCTAATCGCTTTTTGGATTACATGTGGGATGCAACAATCCTAGCTAAGACAGCCCGCACTATCCGTATGCGTTCAAACACAACCGAGATTGATCGTGTTGCAGTTGGACAACGTATCATGACAGTTGCACAAGAAGATAACCCACGTGACTATGTTGCCTCTTCAGGTACATATTCTAATGCTAATGGATCTACATTCACAGCACAGAACGCACAGTTCAACAAGGTATCTCTTACAACTCGCAAGCTTCGTCTAGATTGGGAACTATCAGCAGAGTCTCTAGAAGACAATGTTGAAGGTCCAGATCTAGAAGATCACATTGCACGTCTTATGGCTACCCAAGCTGGTAACGATATTGAGGATACCCTTATTAACGGTACTGGTTCTGGTAGTGGTTTGCTTTCAGCATTTAAGGGATTCCGTCAACTAGCTCTTGACAACGCACACGTTGTTGATGCTAATGGATATGGCCTTGATAAGACAGTATTTAACCAAGCAATTAAGACATTGCCTCGTAAGTACAAGCAACGTCGTAACCAACTCCGATTCTTCACAGGATCTAACTTGGTACAAGACTATCTGTTTAACCTAACCGCAGAGACTAGCTCTGGCTTTACCCCATTTGATATCGCTTCAGGTATCATTCGTGGTGATGTCGCTGCTAACGATGGTGGTCCAGGTACAGTAACTCCTTTCGCATTCGGTATCCCAGTAATCAACGTTCCGTTGATTGATGAGACCCGTTCGGGAGATTATTCAGGTGCAACTGGCTATCACGGCGAAGTACACTTGACATTCCCGCAAAACTTCATTATTGGTATTAAGCGTGACGTAACAGTCTTCCGCTTGTTCCAACCAAAGAAGGACACAATTGAATACACTCTATTCATTCGTGTTGGTTGCGTAATGGAAAACTACGATGCACATGTTATCGTTAAGAACGTTAAGATTGCAGGTTCTACTATGACCTCTTCTTCATTTGGTTCCGCAATTAACGGAGCAAATGTAACAGGTGGCCTAAACGGAAATACATACTAATTTTAATTAGTTGCAAGGCGGGGGAATACGAAAGTGTTCCCCTTAGCCATTTTCTGATATAATTAACAATGACGAGAGGAAAATATAATGTCATTTACAGATCTAAAAATTACAGAACTAAGAAAAGCTGCAGACTCATTCGGTGTAGATACAACGGGAGTTAAGACAAAGCAGGAAATTATTGCATTGTTAGAAGAAGAAGGAATTACCTATCAAATGTTTGACAAGTTTAATAAGGTTGAAAGAGAAGAAATTGAAGTCCCAGAAGTTGAGAAGAAAAAGAGAGAACAAAAAATTATGAAGACAGTAAATCAAGTACTAGTAAAGATGGAAAGAAGCAACCACTCATATCAAACAAGTGGTCATGAATTTACACAAGATCATCCTTTTGTAGCAATGTCTGAAACAGATGCACAAAGAATTTTTGATACACAAGAAGGTTTTCGCTTGGCTACTCCTAGAGAAGCTCAGGAATACTACGCTTAAAATAAAATAGGGGGTGTTCTGATTGCAAACAATCAACACTAATAGTCAAGAAAAGATTCAATTAGAGGTATATAACAATGGGGTGCTGACTCAAGCAGACAGCATCCCAACGCTATCTATATATGATGCAGATAATGACGGTTCTCCAATAACTGGATTTTCACATTTAACTGCAAATGATGAAGCTCCTTCAGGACTCTATTCTTTTCTTTTAACCCCAGCAATAACCAATATAAATAGGGTTTTGGAAATCAGGTGGACCTATACCATTGGTGGCGTCACAGTAACACAAACAGATTTTTATGCTGTTGAAACACCATATTCTAATGTTTATGAAACCATAGATTTTCTAGGTTTTGGCTCAGTGCCATCTGACATAAATTATGTAGATCCAAAACTTATAGCAAATGCTGAAAAATTAGCAAGAACCATTATAGAGGGATATACTGGTATAAAATTTTATACATATTATGGCGGTCAGGAAATTTACGGTATTGGTGCAGATACAATACATCTAACTGAAAGAATGATAAATCTTGACAAAATTTACGAAAATGAAATTTTAGTTTATGACAATACTCAAGATCCCGCCTACAATACTTTTGGTTACAGTACCGTAATAAGTCCAACGGGCTACGAACTTAGAATTTGGTACCCAGGTTGGCAAGATGGCTGGAACAATCAAATGGATCCAACAATACTTTATAGCGGTAGATTTAGAGATGGATATCTATATCGCTTTGTAGGACAAGTTGGATATAAATATGTTCCAGAGGATATTAAACTAGCTTCAATGCTTTTAATACAAGACATATTATCAAATGATTATAATTGGAGAAATAAGTATTTGCATAAGGTAGACCTTAGCGAAATTTCTTTTGAAATGGCTAAAGGTGCTTTTAATGGTACTGGAAATATTGCAGTAGACAATATTCTTGATCAATATCGCAAAGCAAATATTGTGATCATCTAATGTTTAACTCATCTTTCATAGCGTCTGTTATGAACATGAAAGCAGACGTATATAAGCAAAAAAACACACAAGATCCATCAACTGGTGCAATGACCAGGGAATGGGTTTATGTTAAAACTATTCAATGTAAAGTGGAGCCTATCAAGGTGGGTGGAGCTTCAACAAGATCTGAAAATAAATCTTTTGCTAAGACATCGGATCTAGATTATACTGAAAAATTGCAATTAAAAATGAAATGTTTAGAATTGATGAGTAAGCGTTGGCGTATACAAAATATTCGTTCAAGTGATGATCGTCCTGTTTTTATTGAAATTGATAAATTAGATCAACCAGACACAATTTTTGAAGTCACAGCATCACACGCAGTTTTAGACCCCTTTGCAAAAATTTCTTATTATGAGGTTGTAATTCTAAGAACAGAGATTCAAGATGACAATAAAGCTTGAGGTTAATACTAAAGAGGTTGCTGCAGAATTAGCAGATTGGATGGGTGGAATCCAAGAAATAGTAAACCCGTCAGTATTAACTGAAATAGCAAAAGCTACCTTTGCAATAACAAGTAAAAGATTTATGATTGATATTGATAATTATGCAAGAAGAAATCCTAAAAAAATGCATCATATTTATGAATGGGGCGGGATTGGAAAACCACAATCTAGACTATTTGTATTAGAAAGAACATCTATGTTGTATGGAGATCTTACTATTAGTACAAAATTTTTATCATCAAAATTACCCGTTCCAATTTCTCCAGAATTATTAAAACCAGGACCTACAGGTAAAGTTGTTTCAAAAAAAAATATTTTTAAAAATAAAGCAGAAGTAATGGAATCTGGAACACCAGTATCATTTTCTGCAAAAAGAGTGTTAGCATTTATGGGAAATAATGGAATAGCATTTATATCTCCAGGAACTCAAGTAAATATTTTGCATCCAGGTGGTATTGCAACTAAAAATTCTTTTGCAAGCTATATGCTTGAATGGTATACTAAAAATGCAAGCATTATAATGGATTCATCAGGCTTCTATGAATCAATGGCAAATGATGTAGCAATTGCATTAAATGAAAGTAATGGAAAGGGATCCATTTCAGCTGTAAGATCAGCAGTTGCAAACCTTGCAAATAAAATTGATACAGGGGCGGTAGTTAAATGACAGTAGATTATTCAAGAGTAGCAGCATTTGATGTAAGAAATGCAATATGGCAAGAACTACAAAATGCTGGATTACTTGACCCACAAGATTATTATGCAGATGGTTTTGATTACCCATTAGTACCTATTATTCCATCTCAACAAGTTCCAGAATTTAATAATCTATTGCCTGGAAAACCATATATAACCTACGACATTATTCAAAAAAATTTTGGAGTCCAATGGTGGGTCTCAGAAGAATCAATGATTTTGCAAGTTATATCTAGAAATCATCAACAAATTTTGACTATAATTAATTTTTTAACAGACCTATTTAGAAGATATGAACTCTCAGCAGGAGATATTAATGGTTATGCAAAACCCGTTGGAAGCCCATTTAAATTCCTTTATTTTAGGCTGGAATCAGCAAATCCTGTTCAACCCTTTATTGATGAAGGTGGATTTATGAGCGGGGATTTTTCAATAATTTATACATATACTCGTGAAGTAGATGAAGGCATATCCAACTCTGGAAGATATATCTAAATTTGATTTATTTAGCTTTAATGCTATGATTTTCTATGAGGAAGCAAGTTGTCATCTTTGTTTGTTTTTCTTAAAATAAATAAGGTGGTGAAATAAATAAATGGCTACAAATACAAAAAACGTAATCGTCGGTGCAGCATCTCTATTCGTTTCAGTTGGTAACAGCTCAAATAATACAGGTCGCCCAACAACATACAAATCAGATCTTTCATCTTTAATGCCAGCTAACACATCAGCACGTACAGGACTTCTAAGTTCTTCTGCTTATCGTGAAGTTGGTTATACAAATACAGGTCTTGAGGTTTCATACGAACCAACATACGGTGAAGTAATGGTTGATCAACTTCTTGATGCAGCTCGTATCTTCAAGCAAACACTAAAAGTTATGCTTAAGACCGAACTAACAGAAGCAACTCTTGAAAACCTACAGTTCTCATGGGGTCAAATGGATAGCGTATATGTTGCAAACAATACCAACTCAGTTGTTAACGTTCCAACATTGCTAAATAATGATTCTGCTGTTAACAGCACTCCAGATACACCAGCAGCAACACTAAACATTGCAGCAGGTGCTCTAGGTGATGCTCCAGTAGAGCGTGTACTAGTTGCAGTTGGACAAGCTCCAGCACAAATCGGTACATCAGCAGCTTTCAACGATCCAGCAGCAACAGGTTCAACACCAGTTGTTTCAGTTGGAACAGGTTCAGTAACTACTGTTGCTCGTCAAAAAGAACGTGTCTATGTTGCACGTCGTGTTGTTTCTATTGATACAACAGCTCACGGACTAAAGCGTGATGCAGCAACTGTGTTCCCAGTGAACTTCCGTTGCTTGCCAGATTCTGACTCACAATATGCTGGTGCAGAATATGGCGTAGTAATTGACCGTGTCTACGGTACATTCTAAAAAACTTAATATACAATTTAATAAGATTCAAGCCCCGTCAATTATGGCGGGGCCTCTGAATTTGTATTGACCATATATATTGGTATAATTTAATTAAACAAAGGAGCTATAACTTGGCAACAACAGTGTATGATGTAGTAGAAATTGAATTAAGTAATGGAGAAGTCATTACTTTAAAACCACTACCTATTAAGCAATTAAAAAAGTTTATGGATGCAGTAAAAGAAATGGAACTTCCAGAAAACGAATCAGAAGACGCAGCTATGAGCGTTTTTATTAAAGCAGCAATGATATGCCTAGAAGCATCAAAATCCCCTTTGGCAAAAGACAAAGATTTGTTTGAAGAAACGATTGAAGTTCCTACCATGATGAAGATTCTTGAGGTTTGCGGAGGATTAAAACTTAACGACCCAAACCTACTGGGAGCAAGTCTAGTTGGGACGAACTAGACCTAGCCTCCCTTGAGTCCGAAGTTTTCTTGTTAGGTCATTGGAAAAATTATGACGAACTTGAAAGCAACCTTTCTTTAGATGAATTAATGGCAACATTAAATGCATCAAGAGAAAGAGAAAAACGTGAAAGGAAATTCCTAGCAGCAATTCAAGGCATTGATATTGATGATGAAGATAAAGAACCAGAAGACATCACAGATCTACAAAATGCTAAAATTGCAAAAGACGAAGGATTCGGAATAAACGAAGGACTTGGCTTTATGTCTATGGAGGGGTGATAAGTGGCTAATATTCAATTAAAGATCACCGCATTAGGTGATTTCGCAAGTGTTAATGCCCAACTTAAAGCTTTACAAACCCAAGTCCAAACTTTACAAAAAAGTATTGCGGGAGTAGGATTAAGTACTGATCTTACATCTCAACTTAAAGGAATTCAAAATGAATTCAGTAATGCACTTGTATCAAGTGGTAACTTTACAAAACAAACAGTTCAATTAACTTCTGAAACAGAAAAGTTTGGAAAAGCTTTACAATCAGGTAAGCTAAGTCTTGGTCAATATTTTGGCATTATTACTGGAAGATCAGCAGAAGCTCAAAAATCAGTTCAAGCACTTGCCGTAGAACAAGTAAAATTAAATAATTCTATAGTACAACAAGATATTACAAAGCAAGGTGTATACAGTGTGTACACACCAACAACCATTAATGCTACCGCCAAAGCAGTAGAATTAGCCGCTGCTAAGCAAAATATTTTTAATATTGCTGTTCAACAAGGTTCTCAAAAGCTTATTGATTTTGGTAAGAATACTCAGTGGGCAGGTCGTCAATTAACAGTTGGTCTTTCTATGCCAGCATTGCTATTTGGTAGCCAAGCAGTATCAGCTTTTAAAGCAGTAAATACTGAATTAACTAGATTACAAAGACTTTATGGAGAAGGTCTTACACCTCCATCACAAGCACAATTAAATCAAATTTCTGATCAAGTTTTGAAGTTAGGTGCACAAGTTGCAAGTCAAATGGGTATTGCTCAATCAGAAACAACAAAGGTTGCTGCTAATTTTGCTGCTATGGGTAAACAAGGTCAAAGCCTACTAGATGTTACATATCAAGCACAGAGACTGTCCAAGCTAGGAGCAATTGATGCTACACAAGCAACTAATACAATTGTGTCTCTTCAAAATGTATATAAAGTAAGCACTACAGATCTTGCTAATGCTGTTAACTTTATGTCATCTATGCAGAAGCAAACTACAATGTCTTTACAAGATATGACTGATGCTATTCCACGTGTCGGTCCAATTATGGCACAACTTGGTGGCTCATATAAAGATACCGCAGTTATGTTACTTGCAATGCGTGAAGCAGGAGTTCCTGCAGCACAAGCTGCCAACGCTCTTAAA